GAAATAGAAGTATGACTCTCGACACAATTTTAGTTTTAGTATTACCAATATCTTTATTATTCTTTTTTGTTGGAGGACTGATAGGATGGGTAGCAAGAGACTACATGATGAACTATCGAGAGATACCACGCCCACATCCAGAAATGTTTGATGAACTAGGTAACTTAGTTCCCGATGAAATTGTAGCATTCAGATTTGAAAACAATTATGACAACAGCGAAGAAGAAGACAACGACTAGGAAACCAAGAGTAGTAAAAGTAGCTGCTCCAATTCCAGATCTTCCTAAAAAACCTTTTGTATTTGAGGTATTGGATCTTGTATCAAAACAAAAGACAAAGGCAAAGAAGATTGAAGTATTAAGAAAGTATGATGAGTTTCATCTTAGAACTATCTTCCTATGGAATTTTGATGAGGTAATTCAATCTGTACTTCCAGATGGTGATGTTCCTTATCAATCATATGATGATCAAAATACTTATAGTGGAACTCTTTCAACTAAAATGAAAGAAGACATTCGTGCTATGCATGAGACTGGTTCATTCTCTATGGGTGTATCAGATACTCAAGGTAGAACCACTATCAGAAGAGAGTGTAAGAATTTTTATCATTTTGTGAAAGGTGGTAATGATGGTATGAATAATATGCGTAGAGAATCTATGTTTATTAATATTCTTCAAGGACTTCATCCATTAGAAGCAGAAATTATTGTTCTTGTAAAGGATAAGAAACTTTCTGATAGGTATAAGATTACTAGAGAGATTGTTGAAGAAGCATATCCTGACATTGTATGGAGAGATAGAGCATGACTTCTACACCAGAGTTAAAGAAACCTGAAAAGAAACAAGTTATATGGACAAAGGAAGAAAAGGATACTTTGAAAGAAAAGTATGGATCTGAAATTATTATAGAGGATGGATCTCTTGAAGATGTTTCTACAACAAATGCACCTAGTGATGCATATATTATCAAGTATGTACATGATGATCAGGTTCGTTATGATTTAACAAGAGGTACAAAGGTAACTATCTTTGATATGTATTGGGATAAGTTTAAGGGTAGTATAAAGTCTATTGATTATGGTAAAGGTACAGTAAAACCTAACCTTTGGGGTTATTCATCACCAACCAAAAAGAAAAAGCGAAAGTAGTTTCAAATATATCGCAAAAAAAACTCCGCCATTTTTTTCCTCTGTAGGATTTTTGTAACAAATCGTAAACTACTTGCATATATACTATACATGTGTTAATATGCACATATCGTTCAACCTCTTAGGAGGTCGCAAGTAAGCCGACTCGGAACGGATACGTTCATTCTCATGGAACTACTTCTCGCCACATTATTATCATGCGAAAGTGCCCAGAGTGTTATCGACAACATCAAATCCTCAACTCCTAATAGAGATGAGTTAGTTGAAGTTATACAACTGAGCACTGAGAAGGGATGCTTTGAGGACGCAAAAGCCGACTAAAGGAACGGAGTAAAATCCCTACTACTTTGGAGAAAGCCAATGGCAAAAGTCACTTATCGTGGTGTCCAGTACGACACCAACGACAGCAAGCAAGTAAAATCACAGAAGGTTCAAGAAACCTACCGTGGTATTAAGTTTGAAAAAGAACTCACTGCTGCTTAATCAAAACTGAATAATATTAAAGGAGGGTTATTGCAACCCTCCTTTTTTTATGCTATACTATATAAAATTAAAATTTCTCATGGATAGAGACAAATTGAAACTAATTATTCGCAATATGGAATTGTTAGTTGACTCTCTTAAGGCAGAGGTGTATTCTGATGTAGATTCCTATACTGTAGGACTAAATCCAGATTCAAGAGCTGATTATGATGAACTTTATGACGATGATGACGGTTATGCAGACTAGTAGAGCACAACGACTTGTTAAAATGCTTGAAAGATTACTCAAGCAAGAACATCTTTATACTGATGATCAACTTAAGACTATTAAGTCTCAACTTAGAGTAGTTAAAGAAGAACTTGCACAGTCAAAAACATCAAAAGGATTTGGTAAATGAATGTAAAACTTGTTACTGTTACTCCTGATGCGGAGAAACTCATGGCATATGTTGCCAGAGTATCTAACCCATCTAATCAGGATAATGAAAAGTATGCAGGACTATTGAAGTACTGTATTAAACATAATCATTGGAGTGTGTTTGAACAGTCTTCGATGACTCTTGAAATAGAAACTACTCGTGCTATTGCTGCACAGATATTAAGACATAGATCATTTACATTCCAAGAGTTCTCACAGAGATATGCAAGTAGTAATGATCTAGGTGATATTGAACTACCAGAACTTCGTAGACAAGATACAAAGAACCGTCAGAATTCTACTGATGATTTAGATCCTGAAATAGTTGATAAATTTGAACGTCAGATGATTACTTTGTTTAGTTCTGCTAAGAGTCTTTATACACAGATGTTAGATGCTGGTGTTGCTAAAGAGTGTGCTAGAATGGTATTACCACTCTGTACTCCTACAAGGATCTACATGACTGGTTCATGTCGTTCTTGGATACATTATATCAATCTACGTTCTGCACACGGTACACAGAAGGAACACATGGAGATTGCAGAAGCATGTAGGAATGTATTTACCGAACAATTCCCTGCAGTCTCAGAAGCCCTAGAGTGGGTATAAATATCTTTACATTACGTTATTATTATGGCAACATATCCTGTTAGAAATAAAGAAACTGGTGAAACGAAAGAAGTTGTGATGAGTGTTCATGACTGGGATCAATGGAAAGAAGACAACCCAGATTGGAGTAGAGATTTTTCAGATCCAAGTACATGTCCTGGTGTAGGTGAGGTTGGAGAATGGAAAGATAAACTTATAAAGAGAAAGCCTGGTTGGAATGAAGTTCTTGATAGAGCATCACGACAACCTGGAGCAAATAAGTTAAAAATCTAATGCCAAGAAGAAAAAAGAGTTCCGATCAACCGATTGGGGTTGGATTGACGACTAAACAAATGAAGAGGAAGAAACCTCTGAGTGCAGGTTATCTTCTTGATATAGAACCAATCACTGATAATCAGAGAATTTTATTTGAATCTTATAAAGCAAATAAACATCTGATTGCATACGGTGCTGCTGGTACAGGTAAAACCTTTGTTACACTTTACAATGCACTTAAGGATGTCTTAGATGATAATACTCCTTATGAGAGAATCTATATTGTACGTTCACTAGTTGCTACTAGGGAAATAGGATTTCTTCCTGGTGATTATGAAGATAAGTCTGACATATATCAAGTACCGTATAAGCATATGGTTAAGTACATGTTTCAGATGCCATCTGATGCAGACTTTGAAATGTTATATGGAAATCTTAAGTCTCAGGATACAATTAAGTTTTGGAGTACTTCATTCTTAAGAGGTACTACTCTAGATCATTCTATTATAATTGTAGATGAGTTTCAGAATTTAAACTTCCATGAACTTGATAGTATTATGACAAGGGTTGGAGAGAATAGTAAGATAATGTTTTGTGGTGATGCTAGTCAGACAGATTTACAAAAAACAAATGACAAGAATGGTATTGTAGACTTCATGAACATCTTGCGTAAAATGCCATCTTTTGATATAATAGAGTTTGGTATTGATGATATAGTTCGTTCAGGACTTGTCAAAGAATATATCATTGCTAAGCTAGACTCAGGTTTATAATATGCAGATCTTTAGTGATTATGAACAAGGGAAAAAATTAAACTTTAATTATTCAAAGTCTAAACCATTCCCTCATATAGTCTTGGATAATTTTATTGATAATACTGTAGCAATGCAGTGTTTTAAGGAATTAAAAACTACAGACTATTGGGTGACTGAATCATCTGATAATGCATATATGGCACCACATCAAGTGAGTAAATGGTTTACTCCTTGGGATGCTGAGAGTATAGAACAACTTAGATACACCACACCTACTGTCTATAATACTATTCAGTATTTTAATTCTAAATTATTTCTATCATATCTTGAGGACTTAACTGGAATACAAGGACTAATGGGAGATCCTGGTTTCTCAGGTGGTGGAGCACACAAGATAAGAACTGGTGGTAAGTTATCATTACATGTTGACTTTAATATCCATTCTAAAACAAAATATTTTAGAGTTCTTAATCTACTTCTTTATTTAAATCCTCAATGGGAGGAAGAGTGGGAAGGTGCATTAGAGTTGTGGGATTTGGATAATAAGAAACTTTCTGATAAGATATATCCTATCTTTAATAGAGCAGTTATCTTTACCTTGTCTGATAAGTCAGTTCATGGACATCCTGTTCCTTTGAAAACACCAGAGGGAATTGAAAGATATTCCTTGGCACTTTATTATTACATTGAAGAACCCAACCAAGAATATTATGAAAGGAACTCAGTCGTTTGGCATGAACTTTAAGCACGTTGATTTAGATCTCCAACCTCTTGAAAGAGAGCATATAGATGGAGTCAGATACTATAAAATTCCTGATGAAGAAGAACCTATTAAGATGGTATCTATTACTTCGGTAACTAGTCATTTTAATAAAGAGATCTTTATTAATTGGAGAAAGAAAGTAGGTAATGAGAAGGCAGATAAGATCACGAAAGCGGCAACAACCCGTGGAACTGATATGCATACTCTTACTGAACATTATTTAAAAAATGATGAAGAACTTCCTAAAGTTCCACCCATTTCTGATTTCTTATTTAAGATTGCTAAACCTAAACTTAACCTGATAAATAATATATACGCTCTGGAAGGACCGCTATATAGTAAGCAATTGGGAGTTGCTGGAACCGTTGATTGTATTGCAGAATATGATGGCGAGTTAGCGATAATAGATTTTAAGACATCTAAGAAACCTAAACCACGGGAATGGATTGAGCATTATTTTGTTCAAGCAATGGCATATGGTTGTATGCTATATGAAATGCGAAACATCCCTATAAAAAAATTAGTCATTATAATGGCATGTGAAAATGGAGAATGCGTAGTCTATGAAGAAACTGACAAAGCAAAATACATCAAACTCCTTGGTGAATACATTAGGAAATTTGTTGGAGATAAAATGGAGCTCTATGGAACCAACTAAAGAATTAGAACAAGCAATAGAGAGTAAGTTTTTAACTCCTCAGAAATTTGCAATGGAAATTGAAAAGATTGTAGCGAATGATGAACTCAATTACATCGATGCTATACTACACTATTGCGAAACTAACAATCTTGAGATAGAATCAATAACGAAACTTATATCAAAACCTTTGAAGGAACGATTGAAGTGGGATGCTACCCGTCTTAACTTTATGAAAGCAACTTCAAGGGCTAAACTTCCTATATAATGATTGCTTATCCATTACCACCTCTATCACCTAATCAACAAACATATATTGAGTATAGAGTATTAGTACCACAACATACTGTTGGGTTTAAAGATGGTGCTCGGTTTGTTGAATCAACTATGGTTCATCCTGAATTACCAAATCCTTATTATTATAATTCTTTTTGATGAAGGTGACACCGTTTGAAACCTACCAAACTTATCTTTCTATGAAGAGTCATTTTACTAATCGTAAGTATGACTTTTTTAAGTATGGTGGTAAGTCTCGTGCTACTATGGCATCTTTTAATAAAAGAAAGGATAAGTATTGGTTCGAGAAAACTTCTAGGAAATACTCTGATAAAGAGATACTAGACTTTTTATTATCTAATTTTGTATCCGCAAACAACCCAGAAAACTTATGGATTGGAGAAATAATAAATTCTGGCGAAAGAACTTACGCAGAATGGATGAAACGACAGCAGAGTTTGACTTACTTGTTCAAAGAACAGTCAAACGAATTACTGTTCAACAAAAAATTGAACGAAGTATTCGACTGCTCAAACAACAAGCATCCAATAGTTCTAAAAAAATATCTGGGTGGAGAGATCTCGCTAGAAACGCTTATGATACTGGAAAAAGTCTTTTCTTTCAGAAAAAACTTTGATAAAAAGTTAACGGATCCTGTATGGGAAACCGTAAGTTTAAAAATAAAGAAGTACACACCCTTCCTAAATATTAATGTGTTCCCTTATAAAAAAATTCTAAGAGAGTTAATCAATGACTGATTTTTTTAAATCTGAAATCGTACAAGATGAGTTACGTGAAATTAATAAATTACAAGAAGCTGTCTATGGAGATCTAAATCAATTTCCTAGTCTCTCTCAAGAAGAAAGGAAGGAACACATTGGAAAATTAACTGAATTATTAGAAAGACAACGTGTAATGTATACACGATTGTCTCTTTCAGATGATCCAGAAGCGAAGAAATTAAAGGAACAATTACAGCAGTCAGTTATGGCGATGGGATTTCCCAAAGGCACTGACATACAAGTACTGTTCAGTGGAATGACTCAAACTATTGAGACACTAAAACAATATGTTGACTAATATTCCAATCCTTGTTATAATCTAAACATCCAATTAAATCTAACTTAATCCGAGGTAACTTAAATGTCGTTTGCTAATCTTAAAAAGCAATCTAAACTTGGCTCTCTTACCGCTAAACTGGTAAAAGAAGTTGAGAA